TATACGAACGCCACTTTAAATTTTTGGATAAATTAATCAATGGTTGATTGGGATACAAGATTTTTACATCTTGCTCGTGAAATAAGTACATGGTCAAAAGATCCTAGTACACAGGTAGGTGCCGTTATCATTAATGAGAAGCGGCGCATTCTTGCAACTGGATATAATGGATTTCCTCGAGGTATTTTCGATAAAGAATCTCGATTGCAAGACCGTGAGCAAAAATATCAATTAGTTGTTCATGCTGAAATGAACGCAATCTATAACGCTACATATAATGGCGTATGTCTTGAAGGCGCAACTCTTTATGTGTGGGGTTTACCTGCATGCTCAGAATGCGCTAAAGGTATTATCCAAGTTGGTATTAAAAAGGTTGTGATGGCTGACATAAATAAAGTTGACAAGTGGCAGAAATCGTTTGAGATTTCTAAAGCTTTATTTGATGAAGCAAGTGTTGAATATAAAATGGTAGAAATAAATGAAACACAACAAGCGAATCGTTCTTGATTTTGATGATACGTTAGCATATACAAAAAATCGAGATTGGGAAAACGCAATTCCAAACGAAGCATTAATACAAAAATGCAATCAGTTGTTTGATTCTGGTTGGACAATTGATATCTTTACCGCCCGTGGATCTATTTCCTGTAAAACCCGTATTGAAGCCGAACAAAAATACGGTCAACAAATTAGAAGTTGGTTATCCAAACACAATGTTAAATATAACGAATTGAGTTTTGATAAACCTCTTGCTGCTTATTATATTGACGATAAAGGCATCTCTCCAGAATTATTCTTGGAAGCTGATATTAAACAATTGTGCGGTGGGTTATCTGGATCTGACATATATACCGATGGCAATCTTGTTCACAAAACAGCTGACAACGGTCATGAAGCAATGTCTTGGTTTGATTCTGCTAAAGAATTTTTGAATGTTCCAAGAATTGATCGTATTGTTGGTAATACTTTAACTATGGAATATATTAATCATAACGAGCAATATTTTTCCGATAATATCTTTATTGCTTTGGCTAAGATTCAAGAAGTATTGACTGCAATGTCAAAAAGACCATCTCTTAATGAAAAAGTTTTTGATGATTATGCAGCAAGAATTAAAGAACACTGTGAATTAGCAAACCTAAAATTGTTTGACAAAGTACATAATATGTTGTATAATGGCAAACAATATAAAAGCAACTTTGCTCACGGAGATTTTGGAATAAAAAATCTGCTATTCAGCGATGAACGTTTGGTGTTGATTGATCCGATACCAAACGTTTTTGGCTGTGTTGAATTAGACGTTGCAAAATTTTTGGCAAGTTTGCTAATTAACAAATACACAAAAGAAGAATACGATACCTCGTTCGAATTGTTATCTTTTTATAACAAGATCGACAAAAATGATTTAAGAATTCTTGTTGCTTCCGAATGCATACGAGTTTTTAAATATCACCCAGATAAAGTGTTTGTTCTTACTTGTGTAAACTCGATAATACAGGAGATATAAATGTTTTTAGATAGAAAAACTTTACCTGAAAACGCAAAGGTAGGTTTTACTTGCTCGACGTTCGATTTGTTTCACGCCGGCCATCTTGTTATGTTACAAGAAGCAAAAACTTTGTGTGATTATTTGATTGTCGGTTTATTAATTGACCCGACAGTTGATCGTCCTGAAAATAAAAATAAACCTATACAAACGCCTTTTGAAAGGTATATACAAGTATCATCTTGCAAGTATGTCGATGAAGTTATTCCATTCACTACAGAACAAGAAATCGTTGATATGATATTGACTATCAATCCTGATATTAGAATCGTTGGTGAAGAATACAAAGACGTTGAGCACACTGGCAAAGGCCTTTGTCAAATACATTACAATCGTCGGCGGCATTCGTTTTCTTCAACTGAACTTCGATCGCGCGTAGTTGCCGCCCATAAATAATACACTGAAGTTGAGTTTTATATTATGAAAAATATCGGTTTTGCAAAAATCGGCAAGTCTATCAAATTAAAGACAAACAATTATTCTCCTATTGGTGGTGATAACGAACCATCTGCATTTCTTCGCGCTTTAGCAAATAACAACCCAGATAAAACTTTTTATATTGTTGGCCGTTCGGATTTTAGCACCCTATCTGAAACTGAACGACTCAATCTTTTTCCATACGATAATGTAATCGATATTTGGAAAGGAGTTAAGTCAGAAAAAACAGAAAAATTTTACCGTCATATTATCAATTATTTTAAAGATAAAAAAATTCAATTAGATTTTACTGTAATGATGGTTGGGCAAGTCGGTACTGTAACCGTTCCTAATAAAATTATCAAGACGCGTAATGATGATGGTATTCCTGCAGCGGTAATTGATATGACAAAGTTTTATACTTCGCCAATCAGCGTATGGATAAATGAAGACAAGCCGCGTTACATAGAAATTGTAAATGACCCAAGATACGTAATGAATCAATCTCGAGATATATTCCATTTGCCTGAAATTTCTTTAGGACAATATGATTATGAATATCGAGTTAATTGTATTGAATCTTACGAAGATCAAACTCGAAAGGAAGTGTATACAAAATCTAAATATGCTGGTATGGAAGTTGGTTTTTGCATGGATTACAAATATACCGAAGAAGTTAATATTAAACGTAATATAAACTTCATGATGATTTTGAATGAAGGTAAACCTTCTCGATACAGTTTACTAAAAGAATGGGTTCTTGATGAAATTGATGACGTTGAAATTTATGGTCGATGGGAAGACGATCGTGCTTTAACCGATCATCGTTTCCGAGGCTCTTTACATATTGACGAAATACAACGCAAGCTTAATAATGTTAAATTTACTTTTATCATTCCAATTAAAAAAGGATGGGTAACAGCAAAATATTTAGAAATGATTCACGCTGGTGTAATTCCATTTTTCCACCCAACCTATGACGAACAGAGGCATTTGCAAATTCCTGACTTCCTTCGAGTTAATAGCGCGTCTGAAATGAAAGAAAAAATGGAACGTTTAATAAACAATGAAAACGAGTATGTTTCTGTTTTAAAAGGTTTGCGTAAATTGATTCTTAAACCTGAATATTACGACGGTACATTCCTAAACAAACAAATTATGTCTGCCGCTGATCCTTCTTATGTTGCTCCAAACAAAGAAGAATATGAAAAGAAAACGGCTGCAACACTTGAGGAGTTTTTTGCATGAATAAAGAAATAACTTGGGCCCCTTTGATACCTTTAATCGGAGGACAAATGTTAGGCGCTGAAAGGGCATTTGGTACAGCTCCGTCTGCAATATATTCTTATGATGGGTTTCAAGCAAATGATGGACATTATGTAAATTATCAACAAAATACATTAGGTCGAGATGTTTCGTATATCTTACTTGAAGATAACATTCCCCGTGGTAAAGTTGATGTTATTTCTGGCACTCCTCCTTGTGCGGCCTTGAGTCAATTAAATACAGGTATGTCTGCAGAATCAAAAGGCGCAACTTGTGCAAAGAATGATTGGATGTACCAAGTCTTTACAGAAGCAATTGATAATTTTGAGGTCAAAGCAGTTGTAGTTGAAAATGCGCCTGCTCTTTTTACAAATAAAGGTTATGAAGTTGCAAAAAAATTATATGATATTTGTAACGAACGCGGATATAGTTTGACTTTGTATAAAACATCAACTAAATATCATGGAATTCCACAGGCAAGAGATCGTACATTTGCTATTGGTTGGAAATCTGAAACCGCTCCTATTATGGGTTGGTATAAAAGAGATCGACAAACATTTGAAGAATATTTGAATACTTTGCCAAAAGATTCATTACAAAATGATTTGATTATCAACAAAAAAGTTGCGGATGAGCCATACTATCAATTCATCAAAACACTTTCTAACCAAGATCCTCGTGAAATTATTATTGAAGATCGTGATCACGGCGGGGGTACGGCATTTGGTTGGATTCAACGCAACGGATTATTAGAACGCGCAAATCAATGGTTTAAAGAAACCGGCAACGAAGCAGGGATTAAATATTCTGATCATGCAATTAAAAAATTTGCTGCAGGAAAAGGTATTTGGGATGGCTCTGTACACGTTTTTAAGGATACAATGAATGCTGTAATAGGCCGTAATATGGTTGACACTATTCACCCATCTGAAGATCGATCTTTAACTATCCGTGAAGCATTATATATGATGGGATTCCCTACAGATTTTGAATTGATTGGAGGTTTGCCTAAAGTAAATCATATTGCACAAAATGTACCAGTACCAACATCACGAGACATTCATACAGAAGTTGCAAAGTTTATTAGAGGCGAATTATCATTTTCAGAAACAAACTTTTTGCGACAAAATAATCACAAAGAAGAAACTTCGGTCGACCCATACGGTAAAAACAATCAACCGACTCTTGAGGAGTTTTTTGCGGCATGAAACACCATTTAATATTAGACTTCGAAACCTTGGGGCAGGATGTACACAAATGTGCAATTATTGATGTTTCTGTCATGGTATTTGATTGGGATCGTTTTTGTAGCGATAATCCTTACACTTATAAGGATATTGAATTAACAAAAAGATTTAAGTTATCAGTTAAAGATCAAACTTCAAACTATGATTACGAAATTCAAAAAGACACAATTGAGTTTTGGGAACAACAAGAAAAAGAAGTTCGAACTAAGATTACCCCAAAACCTGATGACTTGACTGTTAAAGAATTTACTGATCAATTTTTAGATTTTTTAATTGATGGGCCAAAGATTGAATATTGGTGGTCAAGATCTAATACTTTTGATCCAGTTATTCTTGAAAGATTATTCAAATCTCAAGGTAAAGTTAAACACATGCAAGAACATTTAAAGTATTGGGCTGTACGTGAT